ATCCAGGCTTGACTTTATTGAAGATACAATATATAATACAAAGGATAGTATCAAAAAATTGACTAATTATGTTTAAATTGAAAAAGAATAGCCATTTAAGGGACAGTATGTTTTGGTACATAGTAATCATAGTTGTACTGTATTTGGGAGCACTATTCATAGGAATTACAAGATGATGGATCCATTTGAATATCAAAAAATTAAAAAATATCTTACATGGTCGTTTATATTAATAATCTTTTTATTAATTTCTGGCATTGCAATTGCAGAAAGTGATGCCTATTATTCAAAGATTAGACCAGTTAATCCTGAAGAAGTTAATGGACAATTTTGTTATGTAAAAGTCACCATTAAACAAAACGAAGATGGTGATATTGTGAAAGAAGAAATTTTGGAGTGTGCTGATGGTAGAAAGCGTTTTGACGGTCCTAGTTATTGGGAACTATTTGCTCAGTTTTATTACACAGATGTGAACGCTCCAGAATATTGTCGATTTTATAGTCGACCGGACAATGCCTTTAAGTCATTCGGTAAAGCTTGTCTGAACATTAACGGCGAATGGGAGGTAAAATAAAATGATAAAGAATATTATCATTGTAGCTCTACTTGTAGTGATTTTTACTGGTATATCCAGCCAAGAAGCTTTGAACTATGTTCAACTGGCGCTTGACAAATCGCAAGAAGTATTGTATTATATAAAGGAGAGTGTGAACAATGAATAGTAAACTTAAAATATTAGCTGCAGGCTCAATGGCATTATTGCTAGGTGCGTGTAGCTCGACTTATAAAATTAAGTCAGAAACAGGAAAAGTTATGAACGAAGTACCTAATTGGTATATGGCAGACTTTTCTGAAACGAAGGCTTGTGATGCTTCGTACTTTGGTAAAGACAAAGACAAACTTTGTATTTACGGTGTAGGTACAGCAGTATCGCCAGACTTAAATCTTGCAATTGAAAAGGCAAAGATGATTGCCAAAGCTGAACTTGCAGATATTGTTATGGGTAAAATGAACAAGGATAGTAAACAGTATGTTACTGAACTTGGTAAAGCAAACACCAAAACAGTTGTAAGTGAAGTAGAATCTACAATTGTAAATCAAATCAAAAATACACCTGTAAGAGGTTATGAAATCTTTGCTCAGGATGTAACTTTGACAACTAAAAAATATTATAGAGCTTGGATTGGTTTGAGATTGCCATTAGGCGAATATAATAAAATGTATAACTTCACTATCGACCAGGCTGTTGACGCATACAATTTGAGGTCAAAAGCGGAAGATAAGTGGGAAGACTTAACGAAAGATAATGACAATGGAAATACAGATATACAGTAAACCTAATTGTATCTATTGTGATAAATCTAAGGCCTTGGTAAAAGGCCTTGGAATGACCTACGAAGAAAAAGTATTTGGTAAAGATTTTAAAACACCAGAAGAACTTTATGAAGCTGTAGGTAAACAAGTAAGAACTATGCCTCAAATTAAAATTGATGGCGAACTTATTGGTGGTTACAATCAATTAGTAGAGTATTTGCACGATAAAGGATTAGTAACATTTGACGGGAAGATTGTCTAGTGAATGAAGATGGTAAGATTATACTTTTTCCTAAAGACCGTATTGTTAAGAAGAACAACACAGGTCCTAAAGATGAAAAGTTTTCAAAAAAGGTTGAGAAACAACAAACAATACAATTTGTTGAATCTGCCGTTGACGACATTGCATTAGACCTTTTAAAAAAATGTGTTGATTTGGCTATGAAAACAAATACTTTAGAATTTACTAAAGACTTCTCTTATGTAGTTGATGCAATGAGAAGTATGATAAAAAGAGATTTTGGTTTGAATCATATCGTACAAAAAGTGGTTGACAATACGGTTCAAATCGACACTTCACCAAAAGGTGAACAAATTGCTAGAATAGATTATAGTAAAATCTATGACACAAAGTCTAAATCTGTAAAAAAGATTAGTGAGATTACAGACGAAGCAGACGAAGCAGACGGTGGTATCGAGTTTATTCCAGACTTTGATTTAGACCCACCAGATAATGACAACTGAATTCCAATGGAATCGCCTCGACAGGTTGTAAAATAGTTATAAGAAAGGACGGTAACAAATGTTATCAAATATAATGTCTATATTTAAATCTAATAAAGGAGAAACTGACATGGCTAAAACTAAACTTTCAAAAACTGAAAAGGTAAGAAACCTTTTTTCAACAGGTCAATCTGTTACTTGGAAAACTCTAAGAAACAAATTTGACTTAACTTCACCAGCATCAATGGTTGGTAAGTTGAGAAACGAAGGTATGATGATTTATGAAAATAGAACATCTGCTGGAGTAGCATATAGAGTAGGTACACCATCAAAAGCTGTAATCGCAGCTGGTCAAGCCTCTTTATTTGGTTCACAAGGTTACGCTAACGCCTAACCATTATTTGGTGGCGGAGAAATCCGCCACCATTTCTAAATATTTATAAATGTATATGACAGAATTCAAAAACGGTATCTTTAAACTTCTTAAAAGACTTGGTACAACAAGTTTAGGTAGAGCTATCGTTTATACTATTGGCCATATAATTATTGCAATGACAAGTAATAGATTAATTACAGGTGCAGATTGGTCACTAGCAGGTATTGACGCAGTAGTAGAACCTATCATAAATGGTGGTTGGTACTATTTGTTAGACAGATTATGGAGTAGAAATGCCAAAGTTTTATAAAGTATCACCAAAGTGGAAAAAGTCCATTTTTGAATATTCAAAATTTGAAAACGAAGATAATACTGTATCATTTAATACAGAAGAAATGTACCGTTGGGGGCATTGTATTGTTAAAGTAGAAGATGGAGAAGAATTGGCCGATATTATTGGTAATCCTATCGACAGTAGAAATGAATTTGAATTTGAACATACAATGGTAGAAGACCAAGAGGTTGATGACCAATGTTCTTTTTATTTTCAGAATTGTAAAGGTGTTACTGAAGAAGAACTTGACGAAAAATGGGAAGAAGATGGCCACGATTATCTTATGGATACATATGGCGAACCAGTAGATTTTTGGACTATTTACCAAGGCGAACTAGATATTGAAGATGTTACATCACAATACATTGTGGTCAATTAATGACAAGACAAGAAGAATTAAATTACAGAATGGTAAGAACATTGGCAGAAGCAAATAAAAATAACCCAATGAAAAGAAAAGTTGATACATACGAGTATGAAAGTTTAGAAACTTGTATCAAATCAGACCAGGTACCAGCTAACCATATAGCAGAAATATTTACGGATAAAGAATACTACAAATGGTATGCAAAAAGGAATTTTAAATAATGTATTTTCCAGTTACTCAAACATTTGATTTTTTCAAAGACCCTCATAGAATAATTAAATTTGCAAACTCACTTGAATATAAAGATGAAGACAATCATTATCCTGGTAGAAGGAGTGCGAACATACACGAAGTAAATTATCCTTTGTTTGAAAATATTAATCAAAAAATATTATCTCTTTTTTATCCTAAAAAACTTGCAAAATACAGTTATAATGCTGTTGCTAATTTTCAAAAAATTAATTATGACGAAGCTAAGTTTATGGGCAAAACAGGATGGATACATGATGATGGTGCTGATACTTTAACCGCTATTATATATCTTACGCCTGAAAAATCAACACAAGGCACATCAATTTATACATCTAAACAACCAATGAATAATTATGAAAATCCAAAAATAAAATACGAGTATAACCGGGGGTTGCCAGTTGATGAAAATGAGTATAAAATTGCTTTAAATAATCATAATAATCAGTTTAGAAAGGTGAGTCAATTTTATTCAGAATTTAATAGTATGATTTGTTTTGATTCTAATTTATTTCATGGAGCTGATTTTGATTTGGAACCCGGAGAAGAAAGATTGACATATATAGTTTTCTTTAACAAAATTACAGCCTCTTATTTTCCTAGAGTAGAATGTGATGTGGTATTATGATATTAGTTGACTTAAACCAAGTATTGATTTCAAACTTTATGGTGCAAACGAGAGGTGCGCCAGATGTTAAACCAAATAAAGAAATGATTAGACACATGGTAGTCAATTCATTAAGAGGTTTTAATGTAAAGTTTAAGAACAAATACGGCAAAATGGTTTTATGTGCAGATGCAGGTAATCCATGGCGTAGAGATGCCTTTCCTAATTACAAATACAGCCGTAGAAAAGGTAGAGATGATTCTGCTTTTGATTGGGAAAATATATTTAATATTATAACGGAAATAAAAAATGAACTTAGAGATAACTTCCCGTATGCAGTTATGTATATTGAGAGGTGTGAAGCTGATGATATTATTGCTACTTTGGCTAAGTATTATCATCAATCTGAACCTATAATGATTGTATCAGGCGACAAAGACTTTATACAATTACAAAGATTTAACAATGTTGAACAATATGCCCCTATACAGAAAAAGTTTTTAGGTGAAGACATTGTGCCAGAAGAATTTTTAATGGAACATATTATTAAAGGTGACAGGTCAGACGGTATACCAAATATATTATCACCTGATGACTGCTTTGTAACTGGTGAAAAACAAAAACCAATTACTAAGAAAAGATTACAAGAATTTTCAAGTGGCCAAATGGACGCAGAAACAAAAACCAATTTTGAAAGAAACAAGAAGTTGGTGGACTTGATGCAGATACCAGGACTACTAGAAAATGAGATTATAAATAGTTACCGACAATATAAGTTTAATGACCGTTCTAAGTTATTAACTTATTTTATTGAAAATAAATTGAAGTCTTTAATGGAGAACATTGGTGACTTTTAACATGGAGAAATAATATGGCAGAAGCAAATCCAAACTTAATGTCAAAACAGGCAATGACTACCATGGCTTCCACTAGAGGCACAGGTAAGTTATTATTCCACGAAGTATTGACTAAAGTTAATAATGCAAAAGATAAACCTAAAAAGGTAGAAGTGTTAAAACAACACGATACACCAGGTTTAAGAAGAATCATTAAAGGTTCATTCGACCCAAATATCAAATGGGATATACCAGAAGGAACACCTCCTTACA